GCCTCGAGCTTTTGAGTGTTAAAACATTTTATAAGCGATGTGATGATTCTATCTGCTCCCGTAATCAGTTTTTTCATGGGTTTCGTTCCTTCCATGGTTTTTATGCAATGTCTGCCGTTATGGAAACTGAAAGTGCCGAGGTCTATTGAATCTTTCGTTTCTACAAAATTACCAGGTAACCAGACCTCGTTCGTCGTTTGTTCTTCTTCGCACTCAGCCCAACTCTCAGGCTGTTCCTCCTTAATATCATTGATATTACGAACAACCTGCTTAAACACAGCGAGCGGCAGGTACAAGTCTGGACCCTTATAACCCGGGACCATTACTGTTTTCCCCAACAATAACTTATACAACGAAGCATCTATGTTTCCAAGCACCAGACTCTTTCCCTTATTTCCCTTGAGATCTCTGGCCGATTCCACCATAACCATATTCTGTGCATCAAACTCTTGGGTTAGCCTAATGGTTTTCTCTGATCCACTTTGAGAATATTTCTTCTGCACAGCTTTAAGATTAAAATCCATGAGATCATTCAACTCCTTTTTTCTCACGTAACTTCCCAGTTTCAAATTGAAGTGTTCAACACTGTCGACTATTAAACACACACCTAAGTTTATGGTGTCGAGAGGGACAAACCAACTCCAATGATCTCCTTTATGAGAGACAAACAACGTATCTCTGTCGATGCCTATCATATAAGCAATTTGAGTCCTGAACGTTTCATTTGTTTCCGAGAACACTATGATATTCAGGCCCAAAATGACTGAAAGTAAACAGTAGACATGGACTACTAATTTCTTAGAAACGGACCTCATATACTCTTTGACTTGATGTGTTATTTCACTCTTATCTACCACCTCCGTAGACAGAACCATTTCTCTCAAGTCTTCAGCGCTAGGACCTTCTACCTGGAGTGCTAAAGCTTCAAAACCACATAAATCCCCTTTTCCTGAGGTCTCTTCTGTTCGGCCTTTGACACTAATAGCTTTGGAAAGCAACGCATCATAATCCTCTTCCCAATCCTTTGGATCCGTTGTAGTTAAGATGTGACTCAAATCCTCTGGGTCATTTCCGGCTGTTGGTAAATAAACTGTATAGTTATTGCCAACCGCTCTTCCAACTTGGTATCCACTTGCAAAAACTCCATACCAAAACAGCGAATTCAACAACCTCAACATCAAGTTCTCATCAGTTTCTACTGTTCGTAGAAATTCTTGGTCTGGTTTATACTTCTCTATAAAGTCTGTTCGCAGTTTGTTTGGTTGATCTTGATCTGCCTCTGGTTTTGACTGTTCTTCAGATTGAGTCGACTGATTAGAAACCTCTTTCTCTTCGTCAACTTCTTCCTGGTTTTCAACCTCTTGTTGTTCACTCCTCCCAGT